AGATTCACGATAACTGAAAACGTAAATGAACTTTATCGGCATATATGATGATCTACTGAACGCCGACGAATCTAGGATCATTATTGACTATTTCAAAAAACACCATGAAGACCACCGTGAGGGTCAGTTGGGATATGGGTTCGTAAATCCCGAATATAAGGATTCTACGGATCTCTACTGTTGCTTCTCTGACCCATCTAGTCTCTTTACCTTCACAATCCTGTATAATGCCCTTGCGTCGGGTTTCAAGGCATATGAGGATTCGCATGAAGGGTTAAAATATACCGATAAGTTCAGTCTCTACGATTCCTTCAATATCCAGTATTACAAGCCTGGTGGAGGATTTAAGATCTGGCACCATGAGACCACTAACTTTACAAATTACCCAAATCCACAAACTACCCGTGCTTTAGCATGGATGGTGAATCTCAATGATTGCCCTGGAGGAGGAACTCACTTCATGGAGCAGGATTTTACAATGGAGGCAAAACGTGGTAGAGTGTCGATCTGGCCAGCGGCATGGACCCACATACATAAAGGACAGATCAGCGAAACTCATGAAAAGTATATCGCTACTGGCTGGTTTAACTACGAGACCCCGAATGTTTAATGGATACATACACAATTTACTCTAAGGATGGTTGCCCTTTTTGTGTTCGCGTTAAACAGGTAATGCGTCTAGCAGAACTGAAACACGTTGTATATGAACTGAATAAGGATTTTGACCGATCCCAATTTTACGCCGAGTTTGGAGACGGTTCGACTTTCCCACAAGTAGTCAAGGGGGAGACGAAACTCGGAGGTTGTACTGAAACCGTCAGGCATTTGAAAGAATCTGGAATCATTTGATGGATGAATTTTATTTCCTAGTTGAGCGGTCTATAGACGTTGCTGTATTTGAACGGAAGTACCTGTTCAACATGTATCAACATCTGAAGTACAACAAAGCTAGGAGATGTGATGCTAGAGAGTTCCTAGACTCTCCTACCGCTAAGAACATCACACAAACCGCTGATGAGCTCAAAGCGTTCATCAAAGGCGGTGACAAGACCCTGAGAGAGGCATATGCCTTCCTCAGTAAACCTGAGGCACGCAAGGTGGTAAAATACCTTGACGGACTCATTGACGATGCTAAGAGGTATGAGCATGATAGGAGACCAGGGAGACGATCAAAGTCTCTCAATAAATAAAGGTATAGAGTTAATGTTGCCGAAGGCGGCAAGGAGGGAGAAACCAAGTCAAATAGACTTAGACTTATCCCTTCCCATCTTCTGGAAACGGATCCGTCTAAGGATCAAGTTAGACATAACTCGAAAAGGAGAGTGATGACCAGTAACGCAGTCCTATTTTTCTCCGCCGTCGCGATCATCTTGACGTTCGCTATCGGTGGCATCATCGGTTGGATCTACAAAGAAACTGTAGACAGAAAATCTAACCTATATGAAACCTATACTCACCCTGAGTTTTATGACGAAGAAGGGCAGTATATCAATGAAGAACTGGTGGCAGTTCGTTTCATTGAACTCGACGACTCGTACTATGTTGACGAGGACGACGATTAATAGTATAATCCTGAAATGACTATTCTTATCCATGGCTAAAGAATTACCTAATGATGCGCTGCTTACGGAGATCTTCCAGAAGGTCTCCTCAGCGAAGACGAAGAAGGAGAAGGTAGAGCTCCTTCAAAAGTACAACAACCCAGGTGTTAGAGCACTCCTGATCATCAACTTCGATGAATCTCTCGAATACCTGATGCCACCTGGTGAGGTTCCGTTCAAAGCAAATGACGCACCCGCAGGTACAGAACATACTCGCTTGGATCACGAATATCGTGGACTTTATCGCTACTTCAAAGGTGGAGACAACTCCCTGACAAGTATGCGTCGCGAACAACTCTTCATCCAACTCCTGGAAGGTCTTACGAAGCAAGAGGCAGATCTCTTGGTTCAGTGCTGTAACAAGAGTCTCCAAGAGAATTACAGAATTACCAAACAAGTTGTAGCAGAAGCATTCCCCGCCATTGAGTGGGGGAATCGTGGATGATGTGGGACTCAAACGACGAAATCCCGATTAAGGAGGACAAGTACCAAATCTCTGTCCTCCACGTAGATTGCCAACCTGACAAAGCAAGAGATACCAGACTCCCCAGAAATGCCTATATGGTGTCTTACATGGTCAATGGCGTTCAAAAGTATGACATAGTATCAGGTCTCAAGGTAGACATTTTCAACTGTTACTATGATAAACTGGGGAAAGGATCAATCCAAAACATTGAATGGACCAATGGAAAAGTCGTCGCAAAACTTTTCAACAAAAAAGAATATCTCAAGTCAAGTTGACGAGCTCCTCAAGCGTAAGGATGACATGTTCAACTTTGACTCTGAGACAGAAGACCTTGAAGATCTAGCAGATGAGATCTTTGAGGCACTCTACCAACACACCAAAAATCAAACTGAAGAAACCGAATGACAGTACGTCTTATTAGTGTTACCCCTGACGCCGAGAAAGTTATGGGGTATGTGGCGAGAGTTAGCAACCCCAACAACCAGGAAAATCCTAAGGTTGCTGGTCTCCTTAAGTATTGTATTAAGCACGATCATTGGAGCGTTTTTGAACAATCGTTCATGACACTAGAGATTGAGACCACCAGAGGACTGGCGGCTCAAATTTTGCGTCACCGTAGTTTCACATATCAAGAATTTTCGCAAAGGTATGCTGACACTAATCTACTATCCAACGAAATCCCTGTTCCAGATCTGCGGAGGCAAGATGACAAGAACAGGCAAAACTCAATCGATGATATCAGTCCCGAGACTAGGACTCTATTACAACGGAAAATTGCCAGGCACTTTGAAGAGGGCATGGATCTTTATAATGAGCTGCTTCGTCAGAATATTGCTAAAGAGTGCGCCCGTTTTGTGCTTCCTCTTGCTGTGCCTACTCGTATCTACATGACAGGCTCGTGTAGATCCTGGATCCACTATATAAATTTACGGAGTGCCAATGGCACCCAAAAAGAGCACATGGACATCGCGGAAGCGTGCCGTGCTATATTTGTTGAACAGTTCCCTATTTGTGCTGAAGCACTTGAATGGTCATGATTGAACCGATTACAGTTGATGATTACAAACTCGTCTCTGATGAGTTTTTCCAGAAGTACAACTTCGCTGCTGAGCGTATGGGCACAGGTCCACACAAGGCAGAAGATGTGCTCAAGGTTATGGAAGCACTCGGTACTGCCGTAATGAAGGAACGAGTGAAGGATAAGGTCGGACCCTTTGGTTTCAATAAGAAAGCAAAGGAGGATGTTTGATGCCAACTTATCCAGTTAAGAATTTGAAGACTGGGGAGACTAAAGAACTCTCCATGACAATGACAGAGTATGGTCAGTGGAAGGAAGACAATCCTGACTGGGACAGAGACTGGCAGGCAGGCGCAGCAGCGTCTGTATCTGGAGTCGGAGACTATCAGGACAAGCTTCCAGACGGTTTCAAAGACCGTCTACGTAATGTTAAAAAACACCACCCCTATGCCCGTTTTGAGGCACCCTAGCCTATGCCAGTAACCAAAAAGCAACCATCCATGGTCGGACTGACAAAAAGACAAATGAAAAGGAAACCTATCGGCGTTGAGCACATGCTCAACATTAAAGCGCTAACACCAGCACAAGAAAAGGTCTGGGATGCGTATGACAAGAATCAGAACCTTTTCCTGTATGGAGCTGCTGGTACTGGTAAGACATTTGTGGCAATGTATCTCGCCTTGAAAGAGGTACTTGACCCGAAGTCACAGTATGATAAACTATACGTAGTCCGCTCTCTGGTTCCTACTAGAGAGATTGGTTTCCTCCCTGGAGACCATGAGGACAAGAGCAACCTGTACCAGATCCCATATAAGAATATGGTAAGGTACATGTTCGAGATGCCTGATGACGCATCCTTTGAGATGCTGTATCAGAACCTGAAAGGTCAGGAAAGCATCTCATTCTGGTCTACCTCGTTCATTCGTGGTACTACCATCGATAACGCAATCGTTCTGGTTGATGAGTCACAGAACCTCAACTTCCACGAGCTTGATTCTATTATCACCCGTCTTGGTGTGAATACCAAGGTTATCTTTGCTGGCGACGTTGTACAGACTGACCTGGTGAAGACATATGAAAAGAATGGAATCCTGGATTTCATGAAAATCATTGACAACATGAATGAGTTCACTTCTGTCGAATTTGGTGTCGAAGACATCGTTCGATCTGGACTCGTGAAATCCTACCTGATTAGTAAAATTAACCTTGGTCTTTAATCATCTAGACATACACAACTTCGTTGATCTGACAGCAGAAACAACAAAAAGCGGAAGGACTTACCTGGTAGACGGTATCAGGTTGCCTTCCGTTACTACTG